GCCCGAGTAAGTCAGTCTGCCGCCCATAGCAGACAGCAACTGCTCTATGTTGTCCTTTATTTGGTTGCCTGTGTCGAGTACGCCGTTACAGGTATAGCGATCTTGAGTGCCGCCACCATCTAACGATACCTGCTCCTCGCAAAGGTTTGCGGCATCAATAACTGATTGTGTGTTTATATTTGAAGCGGTTTCGCCGAGTCCGTAGTCTTGGTCGATCATGTAGTCACGTAAGCATAAAGCGGGGTTGTCGCTGTACGCGAATACCTGCGTGCGTGGATCGTAGACACGCTTGCCCTTGATGACAGCAGTTATGTTTGGAACGCCCTGCGGAAATTTGTCTTGGTTCCATTCTAGCTTTAATGCAATGTAAGCTATACCACTGAGCTTGTGGTCTGTCGTCCATGAGGTTATTGGCGTCAGCAAAGTTGAGGCAGATTGAGTTGTCGTGCCTAGCTTAGTTGTATCTACAGTGACATAAGTACCCCAGCCGTCTTCAAATCCACCTGTCGCTGTCCAAATTCTGTTATCGTTAAACCAAATCTCCTCGTAGCTGTTAATATGATGGGTAGCAAAAACTAAAGCTAGATGCAGGAATTTGTTGTCAGACCCAGAGTGAGCGATAAACACAACATTGCCGCCGACGCGCATTTTTCCATAAATCAGTTTGCGTGTGCCTGCGGGTTCGCGTGTAGTCTGTGTGATTCCTCTAAGCTGTGCGCCTAGACTAGGCTTAGGCGCAAGGGCGCGAGATACAATTGAGAGTCCTGCGCCAAGAGCGAAAAAACCTACACCAACAATAAATGAGCTAACTGCACCAGCTAGAGCGGCACCACCTAATGCACTTAATCCTGCAATCGCCGCAATAGCCATATTTTTATCCTAGAACTTTACTGAATACCGTCTCTATCTCTTCAAAGCCGAGCCGCTCCATGATCGGGTCGAATGGCTGATGCGTCTTAGTGTTGATGTGTAGCTTGGTAACACCTTCTGCCTTGAGAGACTCCATAGCGAATTTTACCAGCTTCAAGCCTGTCAGTCCCTTTCGGGCTGGCTTAGTTAGGAAAACGATATCGTTGTTAGCGAATAAGTGGTCTTTATAGTGCAGTGATCGGCTGACCATGATGACAAAGTAGCCCATAAGCTCGCCGTCTTTTCTAGCCGTGTAAATACGCAAGGCGTTTAGCTCGTCAAGTCGGGCATACTCTCGCCAATCAGGGTTCAGCTTTATGATGTCTTTGTTCAGTGCAATTTCATTCCAATGCTCTATGAGCAATGGCTCAATCTCACGCCGTACCTTCGCTAAGTTTTCTATAGAGAAATCCATAACCACCTCAATTATCTGCCGTTATTGCTAGGGTCACGCTCGTCGTCTGTACTAGAGTAAGTTACTACGCCGCTCCTACCCCAAATAATTTCTTTTTCTTCCATCTCTGCGACAAACTCTAGTCCTTTGTCGGTAGGAAAATCAATCTTTTGGTCTTCTGCGGTGTAGCGTCTAACGCGCGTGCGCTCAAACTCGATCAAGCGATTTTCAACCGTAACCTGTATTGTCGCAGTCTCGCCGCCATCGTTAATAACCATCGTATCCATGAAGCCGCTAAACACGACTATAGGGTTGGATATGACTCCGTTGACAGCATCCATCGCGCCAAGCAAAACCTTTAGCTCACGGCCTTGGTAGTCCTCGTCACGGGCTTTAGAAAGTAACGGGCTAGTGACGCCTGACAGCGTGACTGTGATGCCGTTAGCTGATAACTCTGATGTCTCTGCTATCTCGCCAATGCTTAGTAGAGTGCCTGCACCAACGTAATCGACGCCGCTTACAGTGAGGTCGCCAATGCCGCTCCAGAGGTTAAGATTACCCGAATCGAATGCACACTGGACTAGGGTTATGGGGCGAACTAGGTCGGCGGTAACTGCCGACTCCATCGCCGACGTTAATGATCTGCTCATATAGCCTCAACGCAAGCAAAAGTAAAACCGTACAGACTAGCAGAGTTGATATTCCATGCGATTTCATTGCTTGCTAGTCGCCATGTCCCTACGGGTAAGGTGAAGTCCAAAGACGTTGAAGTCGTAATAGCAGTGCGAAGCGGTGGCATTATATCAATGCTCGATGCCGTTGTGTCGGTCACAATGTACAATGCGCCGCCTATTTCAAAGTAGTCACCAGCGACCGCGCCTGCGGTTGTGCCTGTTACAGTCGTAGCACCCTTTGTGCCTGCCGTAATCGTCCCTGTAGCCGTTGTATTGTGTAAGGGGTTGCCAAGGGTAAAGGTGTTTGCCTGACCCCGTAGAGCGGCAAAGAAAGCCTCTACCTGCTTTGCATCAGATCGCTTTAGTGGTGGCAATGTTACCTCTGCCTCCCATCTGACACCCTGATGCTGATAGACCTGCTGATCATAGGTAAAAGGCGACTGACTGATTGACGTTGCTGATCGCAAACGCATCGTCATGTTCTGGATGCCTACATTAGGAAATGCCGCCATTTATGCTGTCCCCATTGCCTTGCTGAATGATCCGCCTCGCATTCTAGCATCTGCGACAGCAGACTTAGCCGCGTTGCTTATCTGTGGCAGTAGATTAGCAATCTCAGCACGTACGGTTTGCTGTACGCCTGTTGTGACGTTGATGTGCTGGACCACTGTAACACCGCCACCGCCTAGCTGATTGTTTGGGACTACTGTGCCGTTGCCAGATGGCACCATAAGCTCAGGACCACGCTCGCCAACTATGTAGGGTCGCCCACCTGTGACTGGCCCGCCCATTGCTCTACCACTAAAATCGCTGGCTTCAATTCCCAAAAAGTCTGCGTCGCGTCTGGCATTGCCTATTGCGCCAGTAATAAAGCCAAATGCCGCATCAACAATGTATTTTTGTATGAGCATCTGAATCAGACTGTCGATGACACTCTTAGCCATATTCTTTATTGCATCGCTGAACTTCTGTGCGCCAGTGATTGCGTCAGTAAATGACTTTCCTAAACCACTGATGGCTTGATCGCCTAACTTCTCTAGCTGTGGCGTTAGGTCGCCTGCCATTTCCCTAGTGTTATTAAGGTTTTGCATGAAGGTTTCAAACGCACTCGGCAATTCGCCTTGTGTTTTTTGCACTAAAGCATCGGTAGATGACGTAAAGCCGTCTATAGCCAAGCCCGCCTCTGTTAAAACACTAATCAAGGCGTTAAACGATGGCAGGTCTATTAGGTCTAAATCGCCGCTTTCTTTTTTTGCATCTAGTAGTTTTTGTAAAACTGCACGCTCTGCTTCGAGCCGTTGCTGGGTTAACTCCGCCCTTTTTTTGTTGCGGCCTATTTGCGTCTCTTGTAGCGATATTTGTTTTGCTATTTGCTCATTTATGCCTTCAATTGCGAGGCGTAGTTGCACCGCATCCTTTTCATCGTCCGCCCTAAAAAAGCCTGTTAGCTTGGCTTTCATGATGATCAGGTGGTTTGCTGTCTCAACCAAGCCCTGCACTAAGCCCTCGAAACCTTTGACTGCCGCTATCATGCCGCCGACTGCATCTTTAGCGAGGACTTGTGCAAAAGCCTGCACGCCGCCTTTAGTTTGGTCAAAAGCCTTAGAAACTTTGTTTGTTAGTAGGTCAGCGAGCGCAGATATGGCTGGCGCTAAAGCGGCGACGGTCTGTTTAACAAGTCCGCCAAACAATGACTGCAAACGGAACAGCGCGTCATTTGCGTCCTCAACGCCTTTTGCCGCATTTGCCGACATCACAACGCCAAGGGTACGCGCTTCACCTAATAGCTCTGATAAACCATCACGACCTAAAGCAAGAGTGTTTACGAGTGCGGCACCTTCGGAGTCAAACAGCTTGAACGCAATTTTTAAAGGATTTACACCCCGAGCTTCAGCATCAGCAAAAGCGTCAGCAAGTGTCAGCATCTGCTCGTCTAGCGGTAACTCTGTTAGCTTGCGAGCATCCAGCCTAAGCTCACGCAATGCGCCCTGAGCCTCGCCTGTGCCAACCGCCGCCTCTGCCGCTCTACGAGTAAACCGCTGTAGCGCCATGTTCATCGTGTTGACTTCGACGCCAGTTAGTTGCCCCGCATATTGCAGGGCGCTTAGGGCTTCGGTAGTCGTGCCTATCCTCCCTGCTGTTTTGGCTAGGGCATCTGTGGCTTTTAGTGAGTTAGATATGAGCAGACCAAGACCGCCAGCACCGACAGCGGCAACTAGGGCAGTCTTAAAGTTAAAGAAGACTTTAGAGAGTTTACCGAAGGCGGCTTTGATACCGCGCAAGGCTTTCTGCGTTTGGTCAAACGCCTTGATTACTATGCTTACAGTTTCAGTCGCCATCTTTAGACTCGCTCATTATCTTGAAGTAAGCGAGCCACTCTTGAAACTCATTGACCGAAATCTGCTCGACTTCTTCGATAGTCTTGTGTAACCGATCAGCCAAGGCGATGAGATTCATCCTAGACTGATCGGCCTTTAGTTTTTTTCGACGTCCTCAAATGCCTCGATAGTGCCGAACATCTCATTGGCAATACCAGACACAACGGTCGTCTCTTCCCCCATCAAATCGAGTCTGTCTTCGGCAGAGCTAAACAGCTTTTCGCCGTCTTTGCTTTCCGCCTTCATGACAATCAGATCGACCATTGCCGCGATGCTTGGGTTCTGCATCACTTGCGGATGTCGCTTCTGCAACTCGTTCAGGTCATAGCAAGTCAGTGGGCGACAAAACAGAGCGAACGGCCCTGACTCATCTGCCCACTCTGCGACCTCGATCTTACGGCGGGACTGCTTACGTCTCGCTCGTAATTCCTTAGCCAGACCCATTAGTTAGACTGCTCAGTGATCGCGCCTGATACCTGCACAGAGAATGACGCTTCTACAAGGCCGTCATACGATGCAGAGATAGTCTTTGCAGTAACGATGCCAGCGCCTTCGTAATACTTCTCGCCTGCGCCTGTTCCTGTTGGGTGTATTTCCCAATCAATCGCGGCACCAGAATCAAGTACAAGATGCTGAGCATCGGCGTCATCCCAAAGCGCGTCAATAGTCAAGGTCGCGTCCTTTAGGCTGGACAGGTAAGACTTTACCGAATCGCCCATTACAGTGTCTTCGATAGTGTCCGCAGTCTCGTCGATGCTGTACGAACGTACTTCACCTACAACCGCAACTGATCCACCAGAAGCGGCAATCTTTACGGAACCGCTTGAGCCTTTATGTGTAGCCATGAATTTTCTCCCTTACGCGTCGCCGCGTGTGTATTGATAAAGAATCTGAACGGTGACAATGACGCCGCCAATAGGGTCTATTGTACCATCATCCACCTCAACGCTAATAACTTGCGTATCAATAGCGTGACCGCCACGCGTTCTATCCTCGTCGAGCTTTTCGTCGATAGCCTCTGCAAGCTGATTGCGGGCTGTGTCGATGTTCTTGTGCTTCACAAAGCAAACTAGTTCGTAGTCAATCGTGCCGTGTCTGCTAGTGGCACTGCCGCCCATGCTGGCGTCTTCGCGTGTCTCGTTTGCTGTCCTAACCAAAATAGCAGGAAATTGCGCATTCGATAGCTTGTCAAAGTCAAAAGGCTCGCGTGTCACCTTCTTGACGTTGGGGCTAGAGATAGCAGTCAATGCCGTCACAATATCGGCGGCAATGTTTTCTCTTACGCTCATATCTTCAGACCCCTAAAGTAAACGTCGCGTATGGCTCTTGTGTCGCCTCTGTTTAAGCCAAAGAACTTACGAGTACGGTTATTGAGTGCCGCCTTCTTAGACTCTGCTCTACTGCTAAAAAAGATTAGGCCATCTTGCCCTTGTAGCCCAGAGGTCATGGCTCCGCGCATCCTGCCTGTGAAGATCAGCTTTACCTTGTCAGTGTCCCTGCCCTTGCTTTTACGGAAGCCCTTGTAGGCATCTGAGTACGGACGGAATGGTTGCTCGTTTACATCAAGGCCAAGGCTTGTGCGCTTGTTGATTCTATTGACGCCCTCTGCCGCCGCTCGGCGCATCGCTCGCTTGTGGTTCTGCGTAAACGTGCGCCCGAGCTTCTCGACCATCTTACGAAGGTCACGCGGCTTAGTGTCAATGTTGACCTTTATCATCTGTTAAGCCGATTAAGAGCGACAGGCTCTTTCTCTTTGTCGGTGACAGTGCCGTCGTTGTCTGCATCGTACTCGACACCATCTTGGAATACTGCGTCTAACTCTTCGCCGTAACGCGCCTTGTAGAAGTCGATCATCTGCAAAAAGCGGTCGTCATCTACCCAGTTTGTTAGCTGTGGCAATGCATACTTCCACAATACGAGGTAAGCCGCAGAGCGTGTCCACTGTGAGTCAGTCAGATAGCTTACGTCCATCTCGCCAGCTATGCCCTTACGGTGCCACCATCGGTTACGAATCTCGCGCTCAATATCTGCCTGCGCTCGTGCGTGTTCATCTGAAAAGCTAGTGATGCCGAAGTCTAAGATATCAGGCACTAACTCTGTTAAATTGCTGTCTTCACTAAATGCCATGTCATCACCACTTTACACGCGCCGACCAATAGACTGGATCTAATGGCGTTGCGTTCTTTAGGTTGTCACCGTGTCTAGCGTACCAAGCCGCTCGCATGGCCTTGTCGCGGGCTGACTCCCCATCACGTGGCGGGTAAGTCTTCGCGCCTTGAGCGCCAAATCTAACGAGCTTGATAGCACCTTTGTAGCGAGCTAGAACCGCATGAGACTTGTTCGGATGTCGTGGCGTGCGCTTTGCCACGTTGTAATCCTCGAACCTCTCACCTCGGTAATTGATCGCCATATAATCCTCAGAGTAAAGCGGCCCCGAAGGGCCGCATACATCTTAGAGTGCCGCGTCAAACAACATCTCAACACCGTAGCTGTCGTCAAGCTCGCCAACGCCGTAGACGGCAGTAGCATTAAGCTCGAATGCACGGTTAGATGCGTCACGCTCAGTCTCGAGGTTGAAGTCACGCTTCATAGCGATGCACATAGCTTCGCGAGTGAAGACACAACCCTTGGCATCGTCAGAGCCATCAACTGTAATGTTAGCTGACTGGTACACTTCGATACCACCGACAGAGCCTACAAAGCCGTTGCGCATTGCTTCGTTCTGCAAGTCACCACCGTTAGGGTTAGCGAAGGTGTTAGTCAGGTTGGCTGACAACTGATAAGCGTGGAAAGGGTGAACAACTGCGTATACAGGGCCGAGTGCCTTGTTAGCTCGCAGAGTCGCCGCCGCCTTGAACAAATCAGCAACAGTGATTTCCTGACCTGCCGCACCAAGTGAAGCAGAGAAACCATCAAACAGAGCGATGATATCCTTGTCCATCTTAGTAGCGATAGAGTTACCCAATACAGTGCCAAGCTCTTGAGCAGGGTTGCCCGCGCCCATTGCCGCCATGTCAGTAAGCAATACCTGCGCACCAACTTCTCCGACAGTAACAGTGACGCCAGACGTGCTGACAGTGCTTGATGTAAGGTCAGTGCCTTCGGTCAAGTCAGCCGCAGTGACTGCTGGGTACTTAGGTACTTGGA